CACTAACATATAAATTACCACCAATAGTAGCATTTCCTACAGAAATATTACCACCAATAGACATAGTAATACCTGTTAGATTAGAACCATCACCATAAAATGATGAAGCACAAACTTTATCTGTAACTAATAAATCACCAGATACAGATGCATTACTTTCTACACCGAAAGTACCTGCAATTTTAACAGCACCTGTAGCTATTTTTATTGCAGTATTAGTTCCATCTCCTGTCTGTACATTTGCTAAATCAGCAGAAACACCAGTATTAGTAGATACTCCCATTTTAAGAAGTTGATTATATGTTTGTGATATTTGTTTTCCTGTAAGTTTTGTCATACTGATTGCCACCTTTTATCTTCATCTTCCCAATTAATAGAAGCAGTTTCCCATAAAAGGTTTCTACCACCAGTATCAGGTCGAGGATTTCTTATTATTATATCATCTCTTACATTAGGTACTTTATTTTGAGGATGATTCTTTAAATCAAAAGCTCCATCAAAACATATTGGACAATTTAACATACCATAACTATTTAATTTCATTACTCTATGAGGATAAACAAATCCACAGTCATCACACATAGCAAGAGCATTTTTATTAGAAGCCATTATACATACCTATATTTAGGTCTTATAAGTAAATTAGCTCGTTCTCTATCTTCTGATAAAGCATTAGATAATTTTTCTTCATAATTTACTTTTAACATAGCTATACGATCCATTGGAATTCCTGGACGTTTCATAGATAAATAATATGATAAGCCACATGTTAGAGCTGGTAAAAAACGAACAGGAGCATCAGCATTTTGTTCGGCTGATTTATTAACGTCCTCTACTTGTCTTATAGCTTCAATTTGTAAAATATCAGTAGTATTATCAGGAATAGGATAAAGATGTATTATTGGATTAGCTAAATCTCTTTTAATTGTGTATTGTGTTGGTCTTCCTGTTTGAGTTTTATTCGGTACATTTAAATATTCTTCAAAAGATAATCGTTGTAATTGAATATCCGTTGAATCCCTACGTAAATTAATTTGTAAAGCATCTGTTGTAGAACTACTAAGATCATAAGCTGTAACACTTGTTGAAACTGTTACAGCAGTTGTATAGGTTTTCCATAATAAAATACCCCTATTCTGCCAGTCATTCAACATTAAGTTAATAGATCTACGAGCAGATTTAGGAGTATGTCCAAGTGTTTGTTCACCACCAATCATCTCGGTAGCTTCTTGAATTACTTCATCTATGTCTAAAGTAAAATTATAAGTTCCTGATGTTGCCATAAAATTATTTCTTTTCTCTTAACCAGAATCCTAATACACCTGCAACTCCACATCCTACAAAAACAATGCTTTGCCATAGATCACTAGGTATAATAATACCTGCCATTGCTAAAACAGCAGATATTGCTGAATAAGATGAGGGTTCTTTAAATCGTGCTATTATATCAGTCATGTTATTTTTCCTCCTGTATAAAGTTTCTGAACAAACTTCTGTCCAGAATTATCAATTAGTTTACCACCTGATTTCATATCTTTTTTAAATTGTTTATAAACTTTAGGTTTATTAATTCTTAAATAAATTCTTTGTTTCTCTGATGCGAAAGGCATTACTTTTTTCGTTTTATTTTCTTGTATAGGTTAGCAACAAATTTATTTCCATCAATAATGGTAGGACTTATTGCTCCTATAATAGGTATACCTCGTAATCTCTCTACTACACGTGGTACACGACTATAAGTTTTACCACCACTAGCTTTACTCATTACTTTACTCCTTTCATTAATTTTTCATACTTTTTAATCATAGTACGTAGTTTATCTACTTGATACTGTTGCATTCCGAGAACATTTTTTAAATGACCTATTGGATTTAAAACTGTTTTACCTTTTTTTCTTCTTACTATTTTAATACCACTAGTTTTTTTCATTACTTTACTCCAATGTTTTTAACATCTTTAGTAGATGTAGAAAAAGATTCACCTTTAGGATAGTCTTCATCTACTATAGCTTCTATAGGACCACCATGTACTTGAGGTCCTTTACGAGCTGCACCAAAGCCTTGTCCAGTTGGTTTACCTGTTACTTCTTCTAAGTTAGCAGGATATTTTAATAATGTATGTGGTCCTGGCATTTTATCTTTTCCTTTTCTTTTTAGTTATTGTTTAATATTAGATCTATTTCTTACTCATTAATTTGCTCCTTGTATAACTGTATCTGGACCACCTGCAGGACTATTAGCAGATTCCATATCATCCTGTCTAGTACGTCTAGCTTGATTTCTTAAAGCATCTATTGAGTTCTTATATTGTGCTTCCCATAATGGAACAGTATTCCAACTTTTCATATAAATATATGCCTCAATCATACATGCATTAAATAGGGCATTATAACAAAACTCACTAAAATAATTTGTAGTAGTAGCACTTGTACCTGTAGCACTTGATAAGGCTAGAGGTCTTTTGGTATATTGTACTTCACCTGTTAATGTTGATGCAGGAGTAGGTACTATATAAATTGATGTGTTATTTTTTCTTGAATAATATCTAGGTGTACCTGTTGAGGCACTTGCATATCCCCAATAATCTATAGCATATTCGTAAGGTCTTTGTAATAATGTAGTAATATTAGAAGATGTACTAAACTTACTACTGGATCTGAAGCTGTAAATGTAAATGAAGAATAATAATCAAGTCCTGAATCATCTAATTCTTTTATAAGACGATCTTCAGATCGATTAACAAAATAAGAAATTTGATCTTCAAATTCTGTTGAATCATTTTCTGATGTATTAATAATATCTGTTTTTAAATATGAATAAGCTGGCATGATCTTATCCTACTATTAAAGTTAAACCTGCACCATCTGCTGGCATTGATGCACATATTGTACCATCAAATTGTACACCTAGTTCGCCTATATAAATATCTGCTCCAGTACAAGTTGCAACTTGAAATTTAATTTGACTTCCATTTGAATCTTGTAAATCAAATGTACCTGCTACTGTGGATTCAGCATGGATTGCTACAACACGACTTCTTCCTGGATTTGCATAAACAACGCCACTTGCTGCTTTATAATATGATTTAAAATTACCTGCCATTTTTTTATTTCCTTAAAGATCTGAAGGGATGGAATAACTCTCATCCCCTCAGAATATTAGTATTAAGAACCTGCACTTCCGTACCAGCCACGCCAATCTGAAACACCGAAAGAATATCTTTCACGTGCTTTAAATCTTAAGTTGCCAGTATCAAAGTCTGGTTCCATTTTGGTTTGTAAAGGTGTTCTATTGAACATTTTCGTACCATTTGGAACATCAGTTTTTAAATACCAAGAAGTAGTATCGGTAAAACGTCTATTTACATAGAAGCCATTGGGAACCATTCCCATATGTCGTGTTGCATTGATGTCATTATCAGCACTTGATACTTTACCAGGTGTATTTAATAATACATCAGCAATATTCCATGAATCAACAGGAATATGTAAAGATACAACACTTGCTCCGACTAAGATACCTCTATCGTCTTTAGTTTTTTGAACACTTGTTAAAGCTGTTTCTAAAGTAGCTTGTGCTAAGTCTGATGCAGCAATCAAGTTACTTTGGGTTCCAGCAACAACTGTTGGATGAGAAGCACTAAAGAAAGCTACTCCATCACCAATAGCACTATTACCAGCAGTAAAGCCATCATTAAATACGCTTGCAGCTTTTACTTGTTTGGTATTTGCCATTGCTCTTGCAAGACCTTTTGCACGTAACTTAGCGAAAGTATCATAGAGGTTATCCTCCATAGCTTCCTCAGTTATTGCAAAAGCTAATGCAATTGTTTCGTTAGTATAACGAGCAGTATAAGATTCTGTTGCGTCATCATAACTAACTGCAGCACCTTCATTTTTAGTAGGTGCTGTTCCAAAACCTGTGAAGAGAACTTCCTCTTCAAAGGCACGATCTGAATTCTCTATATCATAGAGAGATTCATGTTCATTATTAACATCTCCGTACTCCAATCCGAAAACTGCATTCAGTCCAGGAAGGAGTTCTTTACTAATACTAGCTCTATTTATAGCCATTTATTATTCTCCTTTCCTATTAACCTGTTGAAACTTCAGCTTGAACAAAATTACTTCTATGTCCACTAAGCCAAACTTCTACAATTGGATATTGGTCTTGAGCACTTACATTGCCACCAACTGATGCACCATCATACATTTTACGTCCAACAATTCTAGCATGAGCACCTACATCGGTGTCATTTGCTACTGCAGCACCTACTAAACGATAAGTAGATTGACCAGTAATTGTTGATCCAGAAGAGGCATTAGTAACTGTACAAGTATAACTCTTGACTTGTGCTAATAGCCCATCAGATAACGTAGCATCTGCCTGGATATGATATGTTTGTGTAGGATCAGTAATGACATGTAATTTAACATCAGAAGCAGACGTTGCTCCTGTCCAATGACGAGAGAACTTTGGTTCTCCGTCTTCTACATAAGTGCATCCTTGGAAAACACCTGAAGGTTTCATTGTAGTTACTGCAAGAGGTGTAATAGTACCTGCTGTATCAATAACAATCATGTCACCAGTATAGATGTTCTTTGGAAGTAATGCTGTTAAAGCAACTGCACCATTGGAAACAGGTTGAACAATTTGTCCAAATGCTTCTGTGTTAGCTTGACCATCTCTTTTCCGAACTGGAAGAAAACCAAATGGATTTAAACTTGTAGCCATCTAATTTCTCCTAAGTTTGAAGATTAAAAAAATGTAAAAGGTTTATCCCTGAAATTTAGGGGTTCTTCCTTTTACAACTGTCGATTTAGAATTATTACTTATAGGCATACGAGAATTAGAAGATCTCATTAATTGAGAATTTACTGCATCTAATTGATCATGTGCCTGTTTATTGTAATAATCTTTTTTAGCCTTTAGCTTGCCTGTAGGTATTTTACCTAAAGCTATGTCTCCACGACAGACAACTCCAGCATAACGACCTTCCTTCCTCACGAAAGAAGTGGCTCCCATTTCAGGTACTTCTTCAGGTTTAACAAATTCCCATCCTTCATTAAGTTTCTTACCGATATTCATGTAATCTTCCTTCCCTCCGTGGTCAATTCTTAACCATCCTAGAGATAATTGTTCCATATTAAATCGGTTTGTAACTTCATCAGGAATAAAAGTTGCATTTGGTTCTTCAAATGTATAATCTGTTTCTTCTCTGGTTTCAGTTTCTCTGATTTGAGCACTACGTGTATTTGTTCGTGTCATAATTATCCTCCACGTTGCATATTAACTGTTGTATATTCACCTTCAGCTTTATCTGTTTTAAGCTTTTCGGCTGCATACTTTTCAAGTGGTATATTCCATTTATTGGCTAATCTTATATCTGATTGAGATAATTTTACCTTTTTGGAATTAGGAGAGGAACGTGAACCCCCTGCTACAACTTGAGATGGTGTTGACGAACCATCTTTACGAATTGTTTTATCAGAAACACTTTCTTCAGTAAATTTCTGAGGAAAGGCTGATCGAAGTCTTTTATCAATTTCCGTATAAAAATCTGTATCTTCAGGTGTGTAACCTTCATTTTTTAATTCAGCATCAATTGCAAGAGCTGATGCTGTCATTATATTATCTTTTCCAAACCATTCATTATTAGTAGCCCAATCTTGTGCTCTTGGATCTGGAGAAGGTTGTTGTATCTGTTGTTGAAGAGCTGGTTGTTGTTGTTGTACAGTTCCTTCTGGAAATTGCTGTCTAGTATAATTTAAATTTTTTAAATCTGCTTGAGCATCATTTAAAGCTTCTTGAGCTTGTAAAAGTTTTTCTTTATTTTGACTTTCAAATGCTTCTAAATATGAACCTCTTGCTAAATTAACTTTATCATTTAATTGCTTTTCAGTTGCATCTAAATTTAATTTACTAAGTTTATTAAACTCATTTCGTTCATTAGTAGTTTGATTTTGTAATGTTTCATTCTGGTAAATAAGTTTTTGAATTTGCTCATCTCGTTCTTTTCTTTGACGAATAAGTTGTTTTATTCTTTTCTGAGCACCAAGAGTTTCAATACCTTCAAGTTCTTTAGGAATTTCTTCTTTAACTTCTACTTCTTCTTTTTGTACTTCTTCTTTTTGTACTTCTTCTTTTTCTTTCATTTCAGGTTCAGAAGAAGCTTCTATTTCTTCAGTCTTTTCTTCACCTTCAACTTCATATTCTACTTTATCTTCTTTTTTATCTGGAACTTCAATTTTATTCCAGTCTTCTTTTGCTTTTTTTGCCATTTTAACCTCCGTTGTATACGACACAAACGCATTACGTATTATAGTTGTTACTTATATTATACCATACTTTTTCTTATAATGCAAGTTTAAAGTGAACCTTTTGTTAAATTAAATGTAGGATCAAGATCAGTAGGATCTTCTACTTTCATAATAACCTGATCATCAAATAATAATAAAAGTCTTATTCCTTTATAAAATAATTTCTGTCCTGCATGTTTACCATAACAAATATAATCATTTTCTTGACACCAAGAACCATTTGGAAATTTATCTTGATCTTGATAAGCTAGGTTTCCAAGTTTCAATACTCTTCCAACTGTTGTTAAGTATGATATATCTTCTCTTGTTGAATCAGGTAGTAATATACCACCTTTTGTTTCACTTTTAATACTTATAGGTCTTACAAGAATATGATACCCTGGTAGTTCTGGTAGAACTATAGGATCTTTTTTATCATCATCTGTAATCCATAAGTCATTTTTTAAGGCTTTACCTAAATGTAATTGTTGCATTAATCATCCCCATCATCATAAGTTCGTTTTTTTATTATATCATTTAAATTTTGTCTAGACCATTCTATACCATAAATAGATCCAACAATTTGTCTATAGTGTGCATGATCTTCAGCCAATCCTGACCCAAGTTCATTTTTTAATTTTTGAATCTCATCACTATAGGCTTTTACTACTTCATCCCAAAGTTCCATATAGTAAATCCTTTTGAAATAATATTGGGCAGTAAATGAATACCACCCAATATTGGTTATTAATT